ATTACTGGAAACCAAATTGTAACAATTCCTCTAGATGCACAAACATTTTATTTTTTAAGAAATTCAACATCAGGTGCTTACACAGTACAATTTAAATATACATCAGGTTCTGGTGATTCATATACTTTTTCAACAACTGATAAAGGTGATCAAGTAGTATTTGCTACTGCAAATGATGGAACTAACCCAGACATATATACTATGGCTTTTGGTGATGGTGATGTAACTCTTACAGGAACACAAACTTTAACAAATAAAACTTTAACTAGTCCTGCAATAGGAACAAAAATTTCAGATACAAATGGAAACGAATTAATTAATCTTACTGCAACAAGTTCAGCAGTTAATGAAATTACTATAGCTAACGCAGCTACAGGAGTTACTGGACCAGTTATTTCAGCGACAGGTGAAACTAATGTTGGTATTAATGTTAACCCTAAAGGATCAGGAGTTTTTAACTCAGGAGGATCAGCGGTTAAAATTGCAGGAAAAGAAACTATGTGGGTGCCTGCTTCAGCAATGTATGGCCCAACAACTAACCCTGCAGACGCAGCTCAAGTTGAAACAACAGCTACAAGACCAGATTTAAAAGTATTTGATTTTGATGCTAGTACAAAACAATACACACAATTTACAGTGGCTATGCCAAAATCATGGAACGAAGGAACATTAACTTATCAAGTTTATTGGTCTCCTAGCACAACTAATACAGGTGACTGTATTTTTGGTTTACAAGGTGTGGCATGTGCTGATAGTGATACTATTGATGTTGCATATGGAACAGCAATAGAAGTTACAGATGCTGGTATAGGAACAGTTGAAGATCAACAAATTTCATCTGAAAGCAGTGCAATGACAGTTGCGGGTTCTCCTGCGGCTGGAGAACAAACTTATTTACAATTATATAGAGATGCAGCAGATGGTAGTGATACTTTTACTGGTGAAGCTAGAGTTTTAGGAGTAAAAATATTCTATACTACGGATGCACCTAACGACGCATAAGGAATATAGAGTATGAGAAAAATTAACACGCTTACAACAGAAGTAGGCAAAAATTCAAAAAATAAAAACACTCGAAAAGGAAAATCTTTTGGTTATCAAGTTTTAGGATTTGGTTCTGGAGGATCAGCAGCACCTGTCGAAATTAAATTTTTAGTTATAGCTGGTGGCGGCGGAGGCGGAGATGGTATAGGATCAAATCTTCTTGCTTCTGGTGGCGGCGGAGCTGGTGGTTATAGAAATTCTTATGCATCAGAAACATCTGGTGGTGGAGCTTCAACCGAATCTTCAGTTGAAATATCTCCAGGAGATACTACAATTACAGTTGGTGCTGGTGGAGCTTATGGTAATAGAGGGGTTAACAGTAGTATTGGATCTGTAGTTTCTTCAGAAAGAGGCGGATCTGGTGGTTATGGTAGTATGCCAGGTGGTTCAGGCGGAGGTGGTGCTTCCAGAGGATCAGGTCAACAAACTGGAGGATCAGGTACAGCCAATCAAGGTTTTCCCGGTGGAGACTCTCCAGGTCCAGGAAATTCAGCAGGAGCTGGTGGTGGCGGAGCTAGTGCGGCTGGTTCAAATACAAGTACTGATGGTAATTCTAATGGCGGAGCTGGTTTAGCAAGTTCAATTACAGGAGGATCGGTCACAAGAGGTGGTGGCGGAGGTGGCGGAAATAATCCTGCAGGTTCAGGAGGCCCCGGTGGTGGTGGAAATGGAGCATTAGAACCTTCAAATGCAACTGCTGGCGCAGTAAATAAAGGTGCTGGCGGTGGTGGAAGACAAGGAACAGGTCCCCCAGGAGCAGCTCAACAAGGTGCTGCGGGAGGATCAGGTATAGTTGTTATTAGAATAACTGACGCGCCTGCATCAATTTCAGTTTCACCAGGTACAAATACATTAAATACATCTGGATCTGATCACATAGCCACTTTTACTGTGGATGGGGTATTAACAGTATAGGAAATAAATTATGGCACATTTTGCAAAATTAAAATCAATGATAGATCCAACAGGTTTTACATCTGATATACATTTAGTTGTACTTAGAGTACATGTTGTGGGAAATGACAATCCCGCAAACGGTGGTACTATTGGTGAAAATGATATGCATGTTGATGGTGAAACGTTTTGTGAAAAGTTTTATAAAGGTGGAATATGGAAACAAACCTCATATAATAATAATTTTAGAAAACAATACGCTGCAGAAGGATTTGTTTATGATCCTGTAAAAGATAAATTTTTACATCCACAACCTTATGCCTCTTGGTCATTAGATGATGATGATAATTGGCAAGCACCGGTAACTTGGCCAACCAATGTTAGATATACAATTGGGGAAGTAGAACATATTTACGATGTTGCATGGAATGAAGAAGGTTTAAAATGGACTGCTGAAAATCATAATGGACAACCTCTTGATTGGGATCCATCTGCACTAGAATGGGTAGCAGTTTAATAAAATAGGTCTTTACTTTAATTTTAATTTAATATATCATAAATTTAGAAAGTTTATGAATTTAAAAAATTATTATTGGTATTTTCAATCAGCAATTCCACAACATATTTGTGATGACATTGTAAAATATGGTTATCAACTTCAAGATCAGCTAGCAGTAACCGGTCTTCGAACAAACAAAAAAGAATTAAATAAAAAAGAATTAAAGGATTTAAAGAAAAAAAGAAATTCAAATATTGTTTGGATGAATGATAGATGGATTTATAAAGAAATTCAACCATATGTTACTCTAGCAAATAAATTAGCTGGATGGAATTTTGAATGGGATTTTTCTGAATCTTGTCAATTTACAAAATACAAAAAAGGACAATATTATGATTGGCATTGGGACAATCATAATGAACCTTTTTCATATCCAGATGACCCAAAAGATCCAAGAAACGGTAAAATTAGAAAGTTGTCTGTTACTGTTACATTGTCAGATCCTAAAGATTATAAAGGTGGTGAACTAGAGTTTGATTTTAGAAGTGGAGATCCAAATAAAAAACCTGTTATTAGAAAATGTACAGAAATATTACCTAGAGGTTCTTTAGTTGTATTTCCTAGTTTTGTGTGGCATAGAATATGTCCAATTACAAAAGGAGAAAGAAACAGTTTAGTTATTTGGAATTTAGGAAGGCCCTATAAATAGTATGCTTAAACAATATAAATTACCTAAAGAAAGTTTTATTGGTGGCTGGTTTATTCCTAAAAAAATTTGTGATAACTTAGTATCTTATTATAATGAATTTAATTCACATGCTAGACCAGGAACTGTAACAGGTGGATTGGTAAATAAATTTTTTAAAGATTCTATGGATTTATGCATTAAGAAAAATAATTTTGATAAAGAAATTATTGACTACCATAAATATCTTCAAAAAGTTTTAAATTTATATATGAAAAAATATCCTGAAGTAAATAAGTATGAAAAATTTAATGTTTCAGGATGTAATATTCAAAAATATCCAAAAAAAGGTGGGTTTAAAAGATTTCATTGTGAGAGATCTTCTAAAGATTTGTCACAAAGAGTTTTAGTTTTTATGACATACTTAAATGATTTAGAAAAAGGAGGCACTAAATTTAAATATCAAAAAATTACTACTCCTTCTAAAAAAGGTCTTACTTTAATTTGGCCTACAGATTTCACTCATGTTCACAAAGGTGAAATTGTAAATAAAGAAAAAATAATAATAACAGGATGGTATTCTATAATATGAGTTTTAAAAAAAATAAATATTCGGTATTAAAAAAAGCAATTAGTAAAGAATTAGCAGATTTTGTTTTTGCTTATTTTTTAAAAAAAAGAAAAGTAGCTAAATTTTTATTTGAACAAAAATATATATCTCCATTTCATACTGAACACGGTATATGGAATGATCAGCAAGTTCCCGATACTTACTCACACTATGGTGATATTGTAATGGAAACTTTACTAGAAGAAGTAAAACCTACCATGGAAAAACATACTGGATTAAAATTAAATGAAACTTATTCGTATGCAAGAATATATAAAAAAGGAGATGTGTTACCTAGACATAAAGATAGATACTCTTGTGAAATATCTACTACTTTAAATGTAGGAGGAGACCCGTGGCCAATATATTTAGATCCAATAAACAATAAACGACATACTGAGTATTCAAAATATACAGAAGGAACTAACCCAGGTGTAAAAGTAGATTTAGAACCAGGTGACATGCTTATATATTCTGGATGTGAACTAGAACATTGGAGAGAAGAATTTAAAGGTAAAGACTGTGGACAAGTTTTTTTACATTATAACAGAGCTAATTCTAAATTAGGAAAACTAAATAAATTTGATAGAAGACCTTTTGTTGGTTTACCAGCATTTTTTAGACCTTAAAAATAAACGTTTAAAATACCTAAATTATATTGTATATAATAATATGGCAGGAGATTCCACCACACCATCTTCTGCCTTATAATTAAGGACTTTATATGCTACAAAAATTAGGTTTTTTACCAGGATTTAATAAACAAGTTACATCTACAGGCGCTGAGTCTCAATGGACTGGAGGTGAAAATGTTCGTTTTAGGTATGGTACACCCGAAAAAATAGGTGGTTGGGCTCAACTAGGTGAGAGTAAATTAACGGGTGCAGCTAGAGGTTTGCATCACATGGTTAATAAAGAAGGTATTAAATATGCAATTATTGGAACTAATAGAATACTGTATGCTTACTCTGGACAAGTATATTATGATATCCATCCTTTAACTAATCCATCAGGAACCGCTATTACAAATGCATTTAGCACATCTAACGGATCACCGATTGTAACTGTTACATTTAGTGGTTCACATAATTTTGAAGCTGGTGATATTATTTTGTTTGGAGATACTTCTACATTTAGTGCTATTACAGGTTCTAATTTTGGCGCTGCAGATTTTTGTGATAAAAAATTTATGGTAACAAGTGTACCTAACAGTACAACAATAACCATTACTATGCCTGGTAATGAAGGTGGAGCAGGAGCTACAACTTCTGGAGGCATAACTTATTTTCAATATTATCATGTAGGCCCAGCAGAACAAGTTGGGGTTTTTGGTTGGGGTATATCTCAATGGGGTGGAACATCGACTGCTCCTCAAACAACAACTTTAAATGGTGCATTATTAAATGATGCGTTTGGAACTGGTGGATCAGGAACTAGTATTACTCTAACATCTACAATTAATTTTCCAACAACAGGAACAAATTATATTCAAGTAGGCACTGAGGAAATTTCTTATACAGGTGTGTCGGGAAATGATTTAACAGGTATTACAAGAGCTGTAAGAGGAACAACTAGAGCTGCTCACAGCACCGGTGCTACTGTAACTGATTACAGTGAGTATTCTGGTTGGGGTCAATCATCTGCTAACACAGACACCGTTGCCGAACCTGGTATGTGGGCATTAGATAATTTAGGTAGTACACTTATTGCTTTAATATTTAATGGAGAATGTTTTCAATGGGATGCAGATGCTACAAACGCTACAAACACTAGAGCTACAATTATATCAGGTGCACCAACAGCATCTAGAGATATGTTAGTCTCTACTCCCGATCGTCACTTAGTTTTCTTTGGTACAGAAACAACTATCGGAGATAAAACTACACAAGATGATATGTTTATTAGATTTTCTTCTCAAGAAGATATTACAGACTATACACCTACGGCTGAGAATAGTGCTGGTACACAAAGACTGGCCGATGGATCACGGATCATGGGGGCTGAACTAGGTAGGAATGCAATTTACGTTTGGAGTGATACAGCTTTATTTACTATGAGATTTGTAGGTCAACCATTTACATTTGCTTACGAGCAAGTTGGTACTAACTGTGGATTAATTGGTAAGAATGCAGCTGTTGAAGTTGATGGTGCTGCGTATTGGATGTCTGACAATGGTTTCTTTAGATACACTGGTAAACTAGAATCTATGGACTGTTTAGTTGAAGATTATGTTTATGATAATATTAACACAACATCTAATCAAATGGTTTATGCTGGAATTAATAACTTGTTTGGTGAAGTTACATGGTTTTATCCTGAATCTGGATCAAATGTAAATACACAATCAATTACATACAGTTATCTAGACTCAACTGCTAAACGACCTATATGGTTTGTAAACGCAAGTTCTTTATTTATTAGAACTACATGGCAAGATTCTTCAGTATTTGGATTACCACATGCAACTCAATACGATGCAGGAACAGATAGTTCTTTTGATGTAACAGGAAATACAGATGGAATTTCATATTACTATGAACATGAAACAGGAGTTAATCAAGTAAGACTGGGAGTAACAACAGCTATACCGGCTAATATTACTTCTGGAGATTATGATATAACACAAAAAGTTATTAGAGGAGCAGCGACTAATATGGCTGACCTTAGAGGTGATGGTGAAAACATTATGAGAGTTAGTAGAATTATACCTGACTTTATATCTCAACAAGGAACTTCTATTATACAATTAGATTTAAGAAATTATCCTAATGATACTGCAGCTAGCTCATCACTTGGACCTTTTAGTATTACATCTGGCACTACAAAAGTAGATACACGAGCTAGAGCAAGAGCTATAGCTCTTACAATATCAAACACAGCTGTAGATACTAGTTGGAAATTAGGAACTTTTAGGTTAGATATACATGCTGGAGGAAGAAGATAATGTCAATTACAAGATTACAACAAGCTAGACAGATGTACGCAACAGGTCAAAGAGTTGGAAGAGTTGCATTTGGTGGTGGTGGTAGTCAAGATCATCATGGTGGTCAATATCAAGGTGCTGGTGCTGGTGCATCGGGCCCAGCAGGTGGAGCCTCTTCAGGTGGAAACTATGGTGGTAATGCTGGTGGTAATCCTGGTGGTAAAAGTGGTGGTGGTAGTCCTAAATCATACGATGGTCCTAATATTCATGGCGGCCCAGCTTACACACCTCCTACTACAAATATTGTTGATGAAGTTGCATTAACTGGATATGGTAAAGTTCCAGGTGTAGATTATAGGGCAGTGGGTCCAGGTTCTCAATATCAAAAAAATATAACTTTACAAAATCAATTATTAAACACGCCTTATCAACCACTAAAAACTCCGTTCATGACACTAAACACGGTAGGTAATATTTTAGGTGGATGGGGACATAAAAAAAACACACAATTTTTTTCTGACAATTCTATTGGAGGAAAAATAAACCCTGCAACTGGAAAACCTTTTGGTTACGGAATAGATGGTTACAAAGATTATATGAGACAAAGGTCACTTGGAAGTGTTGGGGCATATGGTGATACTCTTCCATCTTATGGTGTTGATAGTAATGACAATTATCAAGGAATTGAAACTTTATATAGCTCTAACATGTTTGATGACACTGACACTGACATTGACACTGACACAGAAACAGAAGGCTTTACTTGGAGGTTTGCAGGGAATCAACCGGAAGATGTTAGGAAAAGAATTGAAGAACAATATAAAGATTATTACACGATATAATGGCTAAGATAGTACAATCATTAACCAGAGCAAGCTCAGAGTATGAGGAAGACGTAGCACAGTCTTTAGTGAGAGATTTAGATGCGGTGTTAGAGAAATTAAACACTACATTTCAAGAAGAATTAAAACAGGAGATAGAAGCTAGAAGTTTCTTTTTAGATTAATGGCAG